CTTACGCCCACGTTGGCAGGGAATCGGTGGAACCCAATGGCGGGCGTAATCGTGCCCGACATCACTTCACCGCTTGCACCGCCATTGCGTAGCACCAAAGTGCCCACGGTTGTGCTGTTAACGTAAAAGCCAATCAATTGGCAAGGGCCGGTGCTGACTGCGCCGGTTGCTGTGATGTTCTTGTATCCACCGACTTCTGCTACTGGCTGGCTCATATACGTTCTCCACGATGTTGATGCGTGTCATATTCCCACAACTCATCCAATGTGATGGTTTGCAGGGTCTTGCCCTTGGGCGGCGTTTGATCTCTTGCCTCTTGCCGGTAGGCGACTGCAAGCATTCTAAAGGCATCTGCTGGGTGTGAGCACCAATCATGGCGGGGATTTTGCCGAAATGCCTTCTTGTCTTCGTCGTATTCCCGCTGATATTGGCGCAACGCCTCCAGCCCTTCTTCACAACTTGGGTCAAAATAACACTTTGGCAGCACCATCCTGACCGCCTGGATGCCGTCTTGGATGCCAATCTCAGGCACGATTGCCAGTTTGCTTATGCCGCCAAGGTGCGCCGCAAGTTGTTCCACAATGGATTTGCCGCCCGATGCCAGCGTTTTTGCCCGTGCGTCATGCGGTAAATAGTGTTTGGTGTACCGATAGCCCTTATCTGTGACCACTTGGGCAATATCCTCAATGCTTGCACCGCTGACGGCGTAATAGTCCATGACCCTGATCTCGCCGCGGACTACTTGATAGAACCACACCGCGGTGTCATCGCGGTAACCTAAATCCCAAGCGCTGTATACCGGCGCATCAACATCGAATGGCAATTCCCTGATCCGGCCTTCGTCCTGCGCTTGGCGCATCTCTTGCCCATAGAAAGCGCCCATGATCGCCGCATCAAAGCTGCACTCATATTCTTGATCAAACTGATCTTGGCTCAATTGCGCCCGTGCTGCCGACAGTTCGGAATCAGGCAGGATTTTGCTTACAGATGCCGGTAAGCGCAAAAGAAACCAATCCGGTGTGCCTTGGCTGACCTTGTAAATGTCGTGAAATTGGTTTTTACCCTTGGGTGTGCCGCCAAGACCGCCCAGCCCAGCCGATCGGATAGCGTAGGCCGGATCACATTGCCCCACACGCTAGGCTTAAAGTCGCCGTATTCGTCAAGGTATACGCCGTTAAATCCCAAACCACGCATAGCGTCAGCGTTGTCTGAGCCAAACAACATGATCTTTGCGCCGTTAATCAGTTCCACCATCAGGTCGGCTTCGTTTGTGTTTTTGGTAATTGGCGCAGCGTAATGTTTGAGGTAATCCCACGCCACCCGCTTGGCCTGGCTGCGGAACGGGGCAATGTAAGCATATTGGGCGCTGCGGTTTCCCTCTGTGATTGCCCGCTTAATCACATCATTGATTGCCGCCACGGTTTTACCGGCCCTTCGGTGGGCGACCAAACATGACCAGCGGGTCGTGCGGTTGTGGAACGGCATAAATGCGTCCCTCGGGCTGTACGGCAAGATTATTTCCCGTTTGCCCATGTCACTACCATTTCCACCGGCCCTTGGTCAGCGCCTGTGACTTCAGTCCTTGCCAGCTTGGGCACATGGTATTCCACCACCGATTGAAACAACTCAAACGCCTTTGCCGGATTGGGCTTGATGTCATGCTCGGGATCGCCGTAAGCGACCGTGTCAAGCCATTCGGTCAGTCTATGGGCATTGCCATCAACAAACAATGCAATCGCCTCACGCGCTTCTTGCGTTAGCTTGTTGGGCGTTCCTGCCGTGCGACCACCGTATTTAGGTCTAGTTTTGACTACTTTAGTTTCCATTGTGTAAGGTAGCTTATAATGGAGATTTAGGAGGCTTAACTATGAACACTTATTCCCCATTTGTCAATACTGATGTTGAGATGTCACAGGAAATGCTTGAGGCTTTGACGTTGCATGAGACTTTTTGCATTATGTCCAAGATCAATGCAGTAACGGTTGACCATGTAAAGTCGTTTTTGGCTGATAGATATGGCGTTGATTTTGCAGACCAATTTCAACCTGAATTTTTGTTTAATAGCCCAAAGATTTAAGCAAGTCTGCGCTGATGATGCCGGTATAAGGTTTCATTTGAAGTGCCCTAATGTCGGTTTGCCCAGGCTTTAATGGGTTGGCAATGTTGCGTTGATTAACTACTTCAGGCAACAGTTCAAAAACATTTCGGTTTTCTTGCAGTTGCCCAAGACCTTGACCTGGAACGCCTCTAGGGTAAGACGGGTGTCCTGATTCCATGACCACGGGTTTATCTGCAAAGATTTCTCCCACATTCATCACACCAGCGTCTTGCGCGGTCAGTTGGGCTGGGTCTGCAACCGCAAGCCTAGCTTGACCAATGTTTAACCCGCCTTGGTTGCGAAAATCCACATCCATCATGTTTTTCAAGGCTTTGCGAACTGTATCAGGAGCATTTCGGAATTGTTCTACGCTTTGCGGATCAGAAACACCGGCCCAATCGGGAATGTATTGCTTGATGGATTTGTCTAATAGGCGTTTTTGAGTTTTGTTCATGGCGCTATCAGCATAAGCCAACATTGTTTCGCCGGTCATTGATGCAAAGTCACCGCCAGTTGGAGCCATGCGCCAAGGCAATAACAATGGATTTTGGCCTGTTGCCCGTTTAATTTCTTGGGCGTTTGCCATTATTTGATTTATGGGATTTTGTGCAGATGCCCAAACTTGACCAGGATTGTGAAACATGAAATCCTGTCCACCTTTAAGTTCTACAGGGCGCTTTAACGCAACATCATTGATCTTTACTAAATTTCCACCAGCCGCAGTCCGGTCAGACATACTGGTTATGAATGGCCGGCCTTCATAATCAGCCAGCGAAACTTTAGGGGTAGGCGCGGTTGACGTTGAAACAACATCCACGTTTGTGGCTCTGAGTCGTGCTTGTTCAAGTGCCCTTGGATCAAATCTTGGGTCAAATTGACCTATTGGCCTTACGCTTGCGCCTACCGGCAATCCTTCTGTGGCACGAATGGCTTTTCCAGCAATTGGTGCAATCGCCAACGCAGCACCAATGGTTTCGTCCTTTGGGCGGTAGGTCATGCCCTTGCCTGTTCCGATTGCATTGCCGTAAGACAAGGCATCGGCGGTCTTTTGGACATCGCCCATTCCAAGCAAATCCATTACTTTTTTGCGATTTGCCGCTAAAAAGTCCATGCCAGGCACACCCATGCGGGGCATCTCAGGCAACTTATAGGCCATGCCTAACAAGTCGGCAACACCGCCCAACACCGGATTTCTTGGTGTGGCTTTTATTGTTCCGCTTAAAGCAGCAGCCAATTGTTGATTGTCAGCCATGTTTTATTCCGATGGGTAAGGCAATCGGATGTCGTTTTGGGTGGCAAATGGGTCTTTGCCTTGTTCCATGCGACCTTGTGCCCACAATTGGGCTTTTCTTGCAATCTCGGGTGACACTTCACCGGTCATTCGCAAAAGATCAAGTTCTTGTTTGTTCAAGGTTGGCACAATAAACGGGTGTTCCACATCCTTGCCGTTAAAGCTAGAAATGCCTGAGTATTCGCCCATTGGATAGCCTTCGGCTGTCTGCATTTCGCCAAAATAGCCTTTGCCTTTAAGGGTTAGCGGCTCACCGGCTTTGCCCATTCCATATCGCAGACCGTACCCAAAGCCAGCGGGCTTGTCTGCCAATGCTTGCGCCATCAAGTCGTAATCAGCCATGTGCGTCCTTCATGTGAATCAAGCCATTAAGCATCCGGCTCTTGGTGTTCATCCACGGCTTACTGTAATCGCAGTCAGCGTAATGGTCAAATTCTGGAATGCCTAGCGTGAAGTGCGCTATTTTTGTCCGCAAATGGTCGTGTTCGCCCACCAACACGTTCCATTCCCTTGGCAAGTCGCCAATCAATGAGTCAGGCAACCATTGGAATCGGTGCAGTTCTTCGCCTGTGGATTCCTCAATAAATTCTGGCGTAAGCACCTTGTTGCGGCTATGTTCGCAATTCCACAGCACAACGCTTGACCAGTTTTTCCTTGGATAGTCGCCATTGCGGGCTTCCATCGGCGTGCCAATGTACTTCTTTGGGTGTTTGGTTTGATAGTCATGCTTGACCACCTGGACGGCATAGCGCGGGTCAAACAGGCTTTCTAGGTCTTCAATGTCTGCCAGCATAAGCATATCGCTGCCATCCAAAAAAATAGCCTTACCTTGGTATCCGCACAGAAATGGCACTAGAAACCGCTGATAAGTAAATGCGTTTGTGCCGTCCCGCTGCTTGCCGGACAAGGGCGTAATGCTTACTAGCCCCTTGGTGCGCTCTATGACCGATTGGCAGAATACATGGTATCCCACGGCTTCCCGAGGGTCGTATCCTGCAAATATGCGGATCATTTGAGGGTCAGGCGGTAGATCGTAGCGTCAACCAGCGCGGCAATTTCGTCCACAATATTCTGAAGTTGGGATTCTTCCGGCAAAGCCACCCGATTCTTTTCAATGTAAGTTTTAAGGCTTGCCATGTACTTTTGCGGGTCTTTGGCATTATGAAAGTTTTCGGG